TGGATAAATTGTCAAATCCTGATGAGGCATCCGCTATTCCAGGAAGTCTTAACCTGGGCATTCTTCCTAATCTTGATCCTCCAGCAGCAGAGAATCAAGATGAGGATACCGGACAACAGGAAAACAATCAGCAGCAAAATCAATCCCAAAACAATTACCAGCAGAATAACCAACAGGACCAACAGGAAAGTGAAGGGGAGGCCGGAGTTTATGATGTCTTTTTGGAGCAACTTACCCAGCGTTATGGAGATAAGTTCAGGATCAACATGGATGGCCTGGATGAAACCAATGTGATGGATCGTATTGAAGAAGCTATTATAAACGCACGCGGAGCGAAGGCTAACCTTCATCCTGAAGTGCAGAAACTACAGGAAGCTTTGGAATCTGGCGTGGACATCAACGACTATTACAAAAAAATGCAGGCCAGCCTGACCATTGAGGGTATGCCATCAAAAGACCTGGTGAAAATGACCCTTCAGCAGAATTACGGCAAGAGCGAAAGGCGTCCTAATGGCTGGGATGACGCCAAGATACAGGCTACCATTGATAAAATGGAAGCTTCCGGTGTTCTTGAGCTGGAGGCGGAAAAGATACGTGATGCTTATGAGGACAACCGCAGGGAGCTGTTAACGCAGATGAAAAACCAGGCTCACCAGCAAAAACTTGAGAATCTCAGAAAAATGGACGACCTTCGCAACCGCGAAGTAGAAGCCGCTATAAAATATTTCGGTTCGCTTAAAGATATCAACGGGATACAGCTTACGCAAAGCGATCATGCTGCATTTGCCGAAGATTTCAGATACGCGACTACACCAAACCCTCAAACGGGACGGTCCCCTTTGTATGATGCATTGCAAAGCAACGAGAATCTTGCAAAGGTGTTCTGGTTTCTCAGTAAGGGGGATGCAGAGATGAGAAAGGCCCTCACGCTTGCTAAAGAAGGGGCAAAGAACGACTTTATCCAAAAGCTCGACAAGATTCCCAAGACTCCACAGAAGACGGCTCCGCATATAGCGGGCGAGATCAATTTTGATGCACTTGTGGAACCCGAGAATTATGGTCAATAATCAGTTAAACAAAATGAAAAGTTAAACTATGAAACTTATAGGAACAGGTACGTTCGATGCAAACAGAACGACCATGACAAATTCCCTGGCTGCGGCTCTGCTGACACGCCCGGAAATTTCCAATAACGTAGTTAACCTGTTCGAGGCGAATTTCGCAGCTTTCTCTTCTTATCTCGCAAGACGCGGGATGACCAAGAAGGGGCTGTACGAGGACTTCAACAGTTCTAACTTCAAAGTTATCGGAAATAGAAAATTCATGTGGGCTTTACGTGGATATCCATTCCGTAAAGGCACCATCGTTAACACGGTGACTTCTTCACCCACCACAACCCTGAATAACGCGGTGTTCAACCTGGATTTGGATACCAACTACTTCTCTCCTAATGACAACCTGGAGCTGAAGGATCGCAGGACGATACTGCAGGTGATGAATGAATACCCGGTAGAGGTATCTCCCGGTGTATTCCGCTACCGTGTGAAAATGGCCAGCAACATTCCTGGAAGCTTCGTGCCCCAGGCCCTTGTTACTGCAGGTGCTGAAGTGGGATTCAGCCACACCGCCTTCCACGAAATGTCTGAAACCGGTTACGAGAAGAATACATTTCCTGAATGGCATACTAACTATATGACCATCCAGCGTATGCAGTATTCCATCTCTGGATCGGCCAATGAGACAGTGTTGTGGGTAGAGCACAACGGGCAGAAGCTGTGGGTAAAACACCAGGACATCGAAATGATGAGAAGGTGGGCTTACGCACGCGAAAACCAGCTGCTGTACGGTCGTGCGACTATTGATGCCAACGAAAACACCTATGTGCGTGATCTACTCGGAAGAGAGATCATCCAGGGTGACGGTATCATCGCACAGGGTGACGGATCGCTCAAATACCAGTACAACACGCTGAACATTCGTGTGATTGAAAATGTGATGCAGAACCTGCAGCTCATGAGCAACACCGACTCTCAGATCGAAGTGTTCGTGATGGGTGGCCAGGCTTTCGTGTGGAACTTCCAACGCCTGATGAGGGATGTGTTCAAGTTCAACCCGCTTCCTTTGTTCGTGGACAAGGAAGACCGTGGCGTGAATGCGACATTTACCCAGTACATCATGGGCGGGGTGAAGCTGACCATCGCCTGGAATCCCGCATTTGATGCCGCATGGCGTCCGCAGGACCGCGATGTAAACGGTGTGGCAAAAGAAAGCCATCGTGCGATCTTCGTGAACCTGGGCAATACAATCGGTGGCGACCCGATGGTTGAACTGGTTACCCTGGGCAAGCGTTCTATGGTACGCAAGACCATTGATGGAATGTCTTCTCCAGGAGGAAACGCCAAGGAGTTTGCTTCCAACTCGATGGACGGCTACCAGGTACAAGTGCTGAGTGAAACCGGTATCAAGCTGGGCAATCCTTTCGGGGTGGCCGAGCTTTTCAAGCCCTGATTAATCAGGTGATTAATCAGGTAATTAATCAATAATTAATTTTTAATCCAAGGAAAAAATGGAACAGACAAAAGAGATAAAAGAAAATACAGATGTACCTGCTGTGACTGTGAGACTGATTGGGATTGACAACCGGTTTCACCTGGCCCCCATATACGTTGCACCCCGGTTCGATGAGATCATGGGCGTGTTCTATGTGGGCGATAAAAAGTACAAAGGGAAAATGATATCTGAACAGGGCGTGGACCCGAAAATATTCGCTACTACTGATGCACCGATCCAGTTGACTAACGTGGACTCATTCCGCGTGGCTCACCTGGATACATTCGATCCTGCGGACCAGGGCCGGATGTTGGTGCTTCAGATGGCGATTGATTCGGGTTTTGTCGCTAAAGACAAACGAAGCGTCAACCCTGCCGAGCATCGTTATTACATCGAAAACAAGGAGGAGGAAGCGGTGCAAACCGTGAGCAAGGCCAAAAAGGTGCGTGACGCACTTTCCGCCATTGATTCTCTTTCTGCCGAGAAGATGGAAGACATTGCACGGCTTACGGGAGAGTATGTCAAGGGCATGAGCAAAACTCAGGCCCAGGCCGCTTTGGAAAGGCTGGCAATGGACTCGCCCGATAAGATATTATCAGTGTTTGATGACAAGGACCGCGAGGTCAAAATTTTCCTTGAAAAGCTTGTTGTTGCTGACATTGTGAAGCTTCAGAACAATCAGTATCACTACAACAAGCAGCTTATGGGAGTGAACAGAGATTTTGCCATTGAATGGCTGAAAGATAAGGCTAATGAGGCGATAGTACGCCAAATGGCCCAGCAGCTCAAGGGCATAAAGAGCTAATCACAAAAGTAACGGCAAATGGTCGATATAGTCACATCTGCGGATATGTATAATGCGTTCCTGACGGAGCTCAACAAGGAGTTCACCGGTACGGTGTTCCCCGATGAGTTTCAGCAGATCATTAACCATGTGCAGATAGACTACGTCCAGAACCGCTATTTTAACGTGGAAGGCACAGAAAAAAGAATAGACGATTTACGCACGCTGGTCGTTGTTGACGAGACCATCTTAAATACGGGAGCGAACGTGGCCGGGCAGGAACTTTTTCTTCTGCCATACAACCCGAACGCCAACGTGGTCACGCCAAAGAATCCCAGCGGACAGAACAACGGGTATATGTTCATGCTGGCTTGCAGCCTTAAATTGCAGTTTGTTAATTCTCCGTGTGGGAACACCGGGATAAGCGAACTGCGAAAGGCCAAGCCGATGCGTAGTGACAAGAAGTACGAGATACTTCGCGACCCGTTCAACAAGCCTACTGAGGAGCGGCTTTATTACCAGGTAACAGGAGATTCCTTTGTGGTGTTTACCGGCACGCAAAGTTATGCTGTCGAGGCCCATATAGATTATCTCCGTTATCCAAGGAAAATAGAGCTTGTTAATAACCAGGTGGACTGTGAGCTTCCCTTACATGCCCGCCAGGAGATGGTCAGGATGGCTGTTACGCGTAAATTGGAAGAGATTCAGTCTAATCGCTTCCAGAGCAATACAATCGAAAACAGCAAGGTGGCCCAGTAAGGCCATGTGGCTGATGAAACAAAAGGAAAATTTAACTTATAAAACAAACCAATTATGTTAAGAAGACAACCCGACAGGATGATATTCAACTCCCTGTCACCATCTACTATCACCCCTATCACTGGCGGTGTGAACGTAGCTGGATATGGCGACATTCTTGCCGCTGATATCCTGGACGCTTATTGTGCCTGTGCAACCGCCTGCACACCGCAGGTAACTACTGTGACTATCACTGTGCCTACAA